ATGTAGAAGACGCATGCTACTAACAGTATGGAACGGGACTGTTAGATCTCTTCGGAGGTAAACATCATGGTACGTATCGCTCGTCGTTACGTGTATCGCGGTGTCGCATACACCAAGTGATTAGTTAAAGGCTAACAGGGAGGTTCAAGTCCTCCCTCACTTATTGGCTTTAGCCCCTCACGAGGGATACCTTTAGCCGTCTAGACGGTGGGATAGACCACACATACAACTAAATAACTCAAAGATCTTTGAGAGTCGATTAATACACTCTCTTTAAAAATGGCACAACAATCTAGTGACCTGACAACCTCTCTAACACAGATTGGTCAGGCTAATCTTTCCGGCGATAAGCGGGCTTTGTATCTGAAGCTCTTCTCTGGCGAGATGTTCAAAGGCTTCCAGCATAACGCGATCGCTCGCGATTTGATCATGAAGCGTACACTGAAGAACGGCAAGTCTCTTCAGTTCATCTATACCGGACGCACCAAAGCTGAGTACCATACTCCTGGAAATGCGATTCTCGGTAACACTGACGGTGCGCCGCCAGTGGCAGAGAAGACCATCACTGTTGACGACCTGCTGATCAGCTCAGCATTCGTTTATGACCTTGATGAGACCCTTTCTCATTACGATCTGCGCAGCGAGATCAGCCGCAAAATCGGCTACGCACTCGCAGAAAAATATGACCGCCTGATCTTCCGCGCTATTGCTCGCGGTGCTCGTGCGGCATCTCCTGTATCAGCTACCGGCTTCGTTGAGCCCGGTGGTACTCAGATCCGCGTTGGTTCATCTTCCAACGAATCTGATGCTTTCTCTTCCTCTGCACTTGTCTCAGCCTTCTATGACGCTGCAGCTGCAATGGACGAAAAAGGAATTAGTTCAGACGGACGTTGCGCCGTATTGAACCCCCGCCAATTCTATGAATTGGTGCAAGCTGTTGGTTCCAATGGCCTCGTAAACCGTGACGCTCAGGGCACTGCTCTGCAAGGCGGAAACGGCATCATCGAAATTGCCGGAATCCACATCTATAAGTCAATGAACATTCCGTTCCTTGGCAAGTACGGCACCAAGTATGCCGGCACAACTGGTCAAGTATCTCCTGGCAATACTGGTGACTTCATCGGTCCTTCCCTGGAGGATGCTTCCGGTGCCTCTACTGGCATCAACAATGACTACGGTACTGCTTCCGAATTCGGTGCAGTCTCTGCTGGTCTTATCTTCCAGCGCGAAGCTGCTGGTTGTGTTGAAGCTATCGGTCCTCAGGTTCAAGTAACCAGTGGTGACGTTTCCGTCATCTACCAGGGTGATGTGATCCTGGGCCGTCTTGCAATGGGCGCAGACTACATCAACCCTGCTGCAGCTGTTGAGCTGTATGTGGGTGGTACTGCACCTTCTGCATTCTGATTTTTATCAACTATTGGGGTTCCTTCGGGAGCCCCTTTTTTTTAATTTTTAACTATGGCTTTTCCTACCACTAATTCGCAGCAAGAGCTGCCAGCTGTAAATCAAATCCTACAGTCATGTGGTCAAGCGCCTGTGACAACCCTAGATCAAACCAACCCGGACGTTGCGATTGCCTATCAGACTTTGTTAGAAGTCTCACGGGAAGTACAGGCGGAAGGATGGTCATTTAACAAGGAAGGACATTATGAAATGGTTCCTGACACAAACAAAGAAATACTTATTCCGAATAACGTATTACAGATTGACGCTACACGCAATGCATCCAATGTTGAATTGGATGTAGTACGTAGATCTGGCAAGCTGTACGATAAAGCAAATCACACATATACATTTGAACAGAACTTGTCATGTGACATTGTCTGGTTGTTCGATTGGGTAGACCTACCAATTCCTATTGCTGACTACATCACTTGTAAGGCTGCAAGTGTAGCTTCTGCACGTCTTGTCAGTGACCCGGATCAATACCAGATTCTTGAAAACAAGGCAGCATTCTCTAGAGCTATGGCTATGGAGTATGAATGTAACCAGGGTGATTACACCATCTTCGGACATCCTGGCGATACCAATACATATAGAAGCTATCAACCGTACAACGCACTATACCGATAAATGCCTGCAGTAACTCAACGGATACCTAACTATCTTGGTGGAGTATCTAAACAATCAGATGATAAAATGCTACCCGGTCAGGTCCGTGAGTGCTACAACGGATTTCCCGATGCAACATACGGACTGACAAAGAGACCAGGGTTTAAGCATATTGCGAACTTAGGTACAGGAACTACATACGACGACGCTAAGTGGTTCTTTATCAATAGAGATGACGATGAAATCTATATTGGTTGTATTAAAGGCAACAATATTTACGTATGGAATGCAGTAACTGGTGTTGCTTGTACCGTGACATACGGAACAGGCGCTCAAGCATACCTGTCAGGTACAAAACTAAATTACAAACTGCTGACTGTACAGGACACAACAATTGTAATTAACGATAGTGTAACTGTTGCAGCTCAAGCCACACCAAATACAGTCAGCGATGGTGTAGCAACAATTGTGCTGGAAAGTTCAGCGCCAGATATTAAATACTACATTAAAATTCAAGACGTTGAATTTACTGTAACTGCACACGGAACAGATTTTAGTTTTGATGATGTGCTGACAGATAAGTCAGGTCACAACATTAAAGATGCTATTGTTAATGGTATTGCTGCCCAACAGTCAGCTAGTAATGCGGCATTTAATGGAACGTGGACAGTAACAAGAAATGGTAATGACAGTCTAGATATTACTCGCGTGGTTAATGGTGCAGCAACCTCCTTTAGTATTGAAGCAAGAGGTGGCAATTCAAATAGTTCTGTCACAGCATTCCAAGATGAAGTATCTAGTGTTGGCATGCTTCCACTTGAATCTTATGATGGACATGTTGTTAAAATCGTAAACACAGTAGCAACAACTGACGATTATTTTGCAAGGTTCAAGGCTGATAATGGTACAGATGGTAGAGGTTTCTGGGAAGAAACAATCTCACCTCATGTATCACCAGGCTTAGACAATACTACAATGCCGCACGAGCTGATTAACAGCTCTACAAACACATTCGTTTTCCAGAAGATTGCGTATGATAATAGGTTAATTGGTGATGATACAACAAACAGTCACCCTAGTTTTGTTGGAGAAAAAATCACAGCAGGTTTTTTCCATAACAATAGACTTGGATTCTTGTCAAAAGACAATGTCATTATGAGCCGGTCAGGGAAGTATTATAACTTCTATTTTGAAACAGCTCAGACATCACTTGATTCAGACCCCATTGATATCAGTTGTTCATCAATCATTCCAACAGCACTGTATGCAGTACTGCCTACTGCACAAGGTGTGATCCTATTTTCAGCTAGACAGCAATTTATTCTGTTCTCTGATAGTGGAGTACTGACACCAACATTGGCAACAATCAGAGCTATCTCAAACTATGAGATGGACAACTCTGTAGTACCTGTTGACGTTGGTACAAACATCAACTTCATCAGTAAGACACCTGGATACACAAGAGTATTCAGTATGGTCACTAAGGGTCAACAACAGAACCCACAAGTTCTAGACCTATCCCGTGTCGTGAAGGAGTGGATTTCACCCAACATTGATCAACTTGTTTCCAGTCCACAGAACTCAATGATTGTTCTGTCTAGTCAAGCAGAAAGGGAACTGTACATCTTTAGGTATTACACCGATGGTGAGAAGAACCTAATGGAAGCCTGGACTAGCTGGATCATGCCAGGCACTACGCAGTTCACGACTATCGACACTGACGATATGTACGCCGTTACCAAGCAAGGTAACCAAGTAGTGTTGTTAAAAGCAGCATTAAGTCAAAGCCCAGAGCAAGCAATCATTGTCAATAACCAAGGAGAGAAGGTTAACCCTTCTATTGATCTATATGCAACAGCATCAAGCGTTGTGTATGACGCAACTAATAAAGTCTCAAAATGCTATCTACCTTACAATGACGTAGCAGATCTCACTCCAGTATTGATTATCAAGGGTGATACAAGTACTGGTAGCTTTGTTGAGTCAGGGTTTACGGTTACACCAGAACGTGCGAGTGATGGAACAGGACCATACTTCATTGTAAATAACAAAAATCTTACAAGTGTTGCTTCAGATGTAATCGTCGGTTTTAAATATAACTTTGACGTACATCTACCTACAACGTACTATCGACCTGAAGAGAAACAAACAGACTTTACAGCTAACCTAACAATTGCAAGGATGAAATTCTCTGTAGGATTGTCAGGTGTAATGAGCTTTAAGATCCAAGCTAAGGGTAGAAGTGAATTTACAACTACGCAACCAGTAATTGAAGCCAATACATATTTAGCTAACGACGTACCGTTAGATAATCAAAATGTATTTACAGTATCAATTCATCAACGAACCGAAAACTTTAAGCTCAGAATGTTTAACAACACACCATTCCCAGTTGCAATCAACGCAATGATGTGGGAAGGCAACTACACACCTAGATTTTATAGGAGGAAATAATGCCACTTGGCACTGTATTAGGCTGGGTCACAGGAAATACCGCTGGCAAAAGAAACAACGACAAGCGAAGAGCGGAAAATAGGGCATACGAAGCTGCTAAAGATCAGTGGCGTGACATTGAGAGAGAAAGAAAGGCGCAATATGACTTTCAACAAGAACAGTATGAAAATCAGAAAGCGGAAGCTGAGGAGTCTATACGCTTTCAAGAAACTGGATTACGTCAGCAATATAAAAGTGCACAAGAGATACGTGATTATGAATTTAAGGTAGCTAATGATGCCTATGATAAGTCAGTAAGCCAAGCAACTAATCAAAAAACCTTTAATCAAATGGCTGCTTCGGTAGCCACTACTCAGCAAAACAATAAGTTAAAGGATGATCTTTTAGGAGTCTTATTTGAAGAAACTCAAACAATTTTAGACTACAAAGCGAATAGCACTGGTCTAAAAATGAATAGGCAGAATGCGTTGATACAAGCTGACTTCAAGGAAGCTGGTAACAAAGCAAAGCTGCAATTTGATATGGGTTCTTTTGCAATACAAAGAAACCAGAAGCGAAGTGAAAGCAAGATTGAAGTACAGAAAGCAATTCTTGAGGGCATGAAGGCTGCTGGTCAGTTGAGAGCTAGAGGTACGGCTGGTAGATCATCTGCAAAGAGTGTCCTAGGTGTACTAGCTGAATCAGGAGCCATGCAAGCTAACATTGCTAATTCACTGATGTATGCAGAACAAGGTATTGATATAGGGGTTGCGCAGCTGCAAGACATGTTTATCCTTGATCAAGCAATGGTTCTTGCTAGTAGAGATAAAGCCCTGAATGATTTTGATTATGGTCAGGGAAAGCTGGATATCAAAGATGAATTAGATACCAAAAAAATTAAAGCTACTAGAGATAGTATTGAAGCAAGAGATGCTGTGGTAAGGCAGGAAATCATAAATGCACGTTATCAGGCAGATCTCAACGCCGAGGCAGCAAAACTGCTGAAGCCTGAAAGAATGCCTGAACTGGCTAATCCAGATGATGTGTATGCAGAGTACGACAATCCAGAAACTGAGGATTACGTAGAACTATTCTTTAGAACTACACCACCCGAATTCCCAGAATACGTACCGACAAGAAAACCAGAAAAAGATGATTTTAAATACTCGCTTGGACGTGAGAATGAAGCAGCAGCAAATATTGGAGGAGCATTAGGCCTTGCGTCATTGGTAACAGGTGGCATTGGTGCAATGGGAGGTTCAATAGGAACATTTGGCCTTACTAATCCTATTAGCAGTACTCAGTTAACACAATTTAGTAACTGGTTAAACGGTGGACGATCAATCTTCGGGAGCGGACGATAAATGGCACAATTTAGATCAAGTTCAACAGAAGGTAGTTTTAAAGGTAATCAAACAACCGTACCTGACGAAGTACAAAAACTTCAAAGGGCAGGTGAAAGAAGACTGAGAGGTATGACTGATGCTCAGGCTCAGCTTGAGCAAAACCGACGAGTCTTTGAAAGAGCACAATCCATTAACCAAAGACTTACAGCACAAGGTAGTGACGCAGCTAACAGAGTACGAAGCCAACGGTTAAGTACAGTCAAAAGCAACGCTGAACAAGCTTGGGAGATTGAAGAAAAGCAGAATGAAAGAAAGCGTAAAGAAAAAGAAGCTACACTTAAACAACTATCACAGTTTTCACAAACTGCATTTAATTTAGCAGCAGGTATTGTCAAACTAAACAAAGAAAACTTTGAAAAAAAGGTTAATCAACTAGCACTAGTAAATAGCTTTGATAGCGACACATTGAATTCCATTTCCCAGCTAGATAGGGAGATGACGATGGCTGAATATCAAAGGACAGACTTTGTTCAGGAGTCGGTAAAAGCTGGTAAAACTCAAGAGTGGGTTGACGTTACTTATAATCACCTACTGAAAGGTGGCGGCTATACAAACTACATTGAAGTGGCTTCGGTTTTAAAAAACCAAGGTCTAAGAGATAGTACTGCTTATCAAGAAGTTCTGGCAGATTCTACGTTAACACCTGAAGAAAAAGAACGTAAGATTAACCAAATTGAAGCAGAAAATGTTTCAAGACTGACAGTAAACGGCAAAACACCTAGTGCTGAAATTCTTGAGGAACATTATTTTCCTGCACTAAGACGTGCAAAACTTCTTGCTCAAACAGAGATTGGTAATGAGAGAAGAAAAATTGTTGAATTTGAAACTGAAAACCAGAGGATTCAACAATACAAAGTTGCCATGCAAGGTGATGGCAGTCAGCTTGAATATCAGGCTGGATGGTCCTTGTTTCAAACAAAACCTTCAAAGGAGAACAGATTAGAGTTCACAAAATTAGCTCTCAACATGGGTAGTCTGGAAGACAATATCAGACTTAAAGAAGCTAAGTTTGAAGGTCCAAATGGAACAATGGTTTCATTAATGGATTATCCAGATACCAAGGATATAATTGATAGAGCTATTAACGAAAAGAGACGGGAAGCAAAG